TTAACTTTTTAATTCAGATATTAACTGTTCTAATTTATCTAGCTTCGCAAATAAAATGTCACGTTGTCCAGAGTCTTTAATGATTTTGTATGGAATGTTTTCCAAATTTTTGATTGCAAAATCTAAAGATTCATATAATTCACTAGATGGATCTAGATGTTTTTTAGCTTCTTCTTCATACTGCTTTTGAATAGCAATAGTATACGCTTTTTCAAGATTTTTTTCACTTCTGAAATATTCAAATTCACGAGGAGATTTTGAAATTAAATAAGAAATTGTTCTTATATCATCACTACGTAATAATTTTCTATTTTTCCAATCTCCTAGTAGAGTTTCTATATTAACACTTTCGTCAGCATTTTCATAATCTCTTGGATATAACCAACTAAGAAATTCATTAAAATTTAATTCGTCTTCAAATTGCTTAGATGTTTCGTTCCATTTTAGCCATTCTCTAACTGCAGAATTACTTCTACTGAATAATTCTTGCATAAATGAATAAAGTTTTTCGTCTGCTTCCTTTGTAAAATCAGAATTTTCTTTAACCTGTTTAAAAGCATAAAACCCACGTACCCACTGTCCAGCCCCAAAAGCGGTAAGTCCAAATCTTTTGCCTACTTCTGTCAGAGTTAAGTCTTCCTCTTCCATTAAAGTAACAATTAGTTTTGCCTTATTAAAAGCTGACCATTCTTGAATGCCCATTATATGGCGTAAGCCTTGAAATATCCAAGATGCCTCAGTATTGGAACCTGTATATACTAAGGCAGGAATTGTACTTAGTGAATCGAGGATTTCGGGATCGATAGAACCACTATTTTCTTTTGCATTTTCAATTAGTGTTTTAGCAGCACATATTCTACGATTTCCTTCTAATACTACAAAATTGTCTGGGTCTCCATTAATTGGTCGTAATACAACTCTATCTATCGGTAAAAATCCGTTAATTTCCATATTCATCATCAGGCGATCAATTGAAAATTCGTCTGATAATTTTCTTATTACTTTTTTTTGGATTTTTTCATCTGTAATTAATTCATCACTAATATGATCCCAATTCATTGAAACGAATCTAGGGTTATTTGGATCCAAAAAAATATTATCAATATTAATATCTTGAGTTACTAACTCTTTGAAAATAGGGTGAACATTCATATTTATACTCTTCTTTTACAATTACGCATAACGGAAAAAGTATTGGCGAAGTGCGGGCTTAATTTGAACAAATGTTCAAGTTCAGACCAAACGGAGCCGATGCTTTTTCAGATTGTTAAAATTAAAGAAAAAAACAATATGAAAAGCAGCGGCGGATAAATATTTTCACTTTTTCTATTTTATATTTAACCCCGCATTTTGCCAATACACTGTTGTACGCAGTTTTTTTTAGACTATTGCTATTCCAACTAAGATTATCAATATTATTATTGTCAAGATTGTAAAAATTGAGTAAGTCAAAAATGTATTTATAATTCTTGAAAACTTCTTTAGATTGTTGAAAAATCCAAAATATGCCCAAAATGTAAACAATAATGAAAAAACTATATAATCGGCGAAACCAAAAGTAAAAAAAATATCGGCTATGCACGCCAATAATCGGCTGGAAACTTTCACGAATTTTAAAGCACATTTAAAGCTAGTTTAAATGTGCTTTTTTGTTGCAAAATACTGCAAGTTTATGTGTTCAAATTGAACTTAGCAGTCTCACCATTTAGGAGCTGTTTTGTTCCTTCTATGTTGTTACTATATATATGAACATTCCCCAGGAATAAGGTTATCGATTTGAGGGGTAAATTTACCTTTTGACTGATCAGATACAAGTGGTAGATATCAGCAGGCAATCCAAGGCTAGCATCGCTAGAACGTTGGTAGGCTGACACCACAAGCTTTCCGTTATCAATCTGAAACTGTATAAGCGACAAACATGGTTGCTGATTGCTTTCTGTGTCGTTTTTTCCAAGAAATAGAACATAGTTCTTACTATTACGTTTTTCTTTATTTATCTTCTTTATAAGCTCAGGAAGTTGCTCGAAATACGTCGGATAACTATTCACTAAGATAGGACCACAATAATCCCACCAAGTAATGCCAGCATCACGATAACGCTCTGTTAATCGTTCACCGCTTTGGAATAGCTCCAATTCGGTTTTAAGCTTATTCCGGGCAATGCCATGACGTTCGAATATCTGAAGCAAGTCTCCAGGCTTCAGATGTAATTTTTGATTCAAAAGAAAGGTAATATTACCTTTCTTATTTTCCTGTAGCTTTCCTTCTGAGAGGATTTTCGCTAATATTTCGTGATATTTATTCATTGTTTCGATAAATCATTATATCCTCATAACTGGCGTTATAAGTAAGCGATGTGTTAACTTTAACAGTAGTCGAATCAGCGAACGGATTTCTTGCATAAGAATTTGTTTCCATCCAGTCGCAAAGCTCAATAATTTGCGATTTGTTCGACGTAAAATAGAAATATGATTGATCTTCAATCGTTTTTAAAACATTGAGATAATCGGATAATTTCCAGTAATCGGGACGGCTGTATGTGCTACAGTCAGTAGAGAGATACGGAGGATCAACTAAAAAAACAACATTGCTATGGTTCTTGTATTCTTCGAAAAGAAGGCGATAATCTTTTCTAACGACATCAACGCCGTCAAGATAGCCATCAGCTTTATAATCACTTAATCTGACTTTATTATAAAACTTTTCTTTTTTCAATGCTTCAAAATTGGTTGCATAGTTCATTGAGAAAAGTAAATTGGATGAAATTGTTACCCAATCTATAAAGCCTTTTTCTTTCTCAATTCTTGCGATAATTTCTCCGTGAAGATCATCGCTTAGTCTTTCTTTTCGATTGGGATTTTTGGCACAAATTGGGCGCAAATCAGCTAATACGGCGTTTGTTTTGTCAACGTTAGCAACCCGCTCCGAATAGTTGTCGAAATCATTATAAACGACTTTCGCGTCGGGATAATACTGTTTTACATTGTGACTTAGTAGCCCCGAACCTCCGAAAAGATCAATATAAGTCGCTGTGGGTGAGAACTCATTTAAAGCCGTTTTAAATGGTTTTAAAAATCTACGTTTTTGCCCTTGAAAAGGCAAAGGCGCCTGTACATAATTGTTCATCTTCATTGTATATATTTAATTAATACTTTACCTTTGCAACTCTGACCTTTTAAACGAAAAACCCACCCGAAAGAAGACTTTGCGTCCTCCATCGGGTGGGTTTCTATCTATAATTTAAAAGGTCAGATGTTTAAATTTTGGAGGACGTTTTTTAATTCCTTTCCTCCGTTGGAATGTTTTTAAATCTTCGCTTTCCAAAGCATCTTACAGCGTAATAGTACGCAAACGACAGCGTCACAAACCACCACAACGATAGTGTTTTCCTACCTCTATAATAACTAACTGATTTATCTACCATATCAAAAAACAGTTGACAGTCTGCTTTTTTGCGATCTGCTGGAGTTCCTCCAATACCGTAAGCTTCATCATGGCGATTGCATTCTTTGACAAAGAAGTTTTTGTGTGGCGGTTTAAACCATCGCCAAAAACCACCACAAGCTCCACAGCCGTTAGTCAAACCAGCCATCAGCATAATTTTCTGATATGTAGCCACTAAGAATCGTAAAAATGAGTTCTGGGTGCTCCTTGAAGACTTGCAATAGATAATCAAAGGCTGGAGCTTCGAGGTATTCAGTTTCTTCGGGCGTTTCTTCGGGACTTATATAGTCGGGGTTTGGGATTAATTGAAAATCGGGAAAAGTCCGCTGATAGACGTTTTTATCGTTGCCAATATACCAGTCTTTATTTTTACTTTTCATCTTGTCAGAGACGTTGATGCCGTCTTTTGTTGAGATGATCCTATAATTGACAAAGAACTGTTTAACATCAGAATTTATCTTTAACTCAAAGATTTCTATTTTCCGCTCAACATCAGCGAAAGGCGCTGCCATGTTGGGGATTGATTTTTCTAATATATTCATAATTTATCCAAATTTATATGCTTTCACGAGTTGTACACTTACATTTTGTGCTGAGGCTCGACCACCGATGCTTAGGAAAAATGAATAACCTGCATTATTTGATAAGATTATTTGATTAATATTGGTGCCCACTTCTGACCTAAACAAATTCCCAGTTTTAACTATTTTAACTATAACCTCTAGCTGATTAACAGATTGTAATGCCCTAACACCATTGTTATATACGAGAGTCCCGTCACTAGATGATATAAAATCTACTGTGTAACTTGTAGATATTAAAGGTATAGGCAATAAAGCATTAACTGTATTAGAGTAGGCTATACCTACACTAGACGTTACACCATCACGATCAGTTAGAGGCTTGCCTATTGTTAGTTTATATTCTAAGTAGAAATCTTCTCCAGCCGCAAAAAGCTCAGAAGATTTACATGCAATTTTAATTTTTGGATCTTGATTAGCTACAATAATAGGCGAATTAACACTAACATTACGACCACTAGCAATATCTCCACTATCTGGAACTCCTGCATGTATCATTTCCCAAGTTACAGCCTCAAGATTTACATGTTCAACATTTTGTACTACTAAAAGTTCAAGAGTTGTTATATATATTTTAATACCTGAGGTTAATTTAATGAGGTAATTGCCAAAAGATAGGTCTTTAAAATTATAGTAGAAAACTAAACTCAAACCGTCAGCATATAACTGTATTTGATTATCTGGTATTGTTGCTACTACTGCTTTAGTAGTTGCATTTAATATTTCAATTTTTTTCTTTGTAGGCGTTAAATTAAGATTAGCACCTTTAATTAAGATATATTCATTACTATTAATATTCTGTACAATTGGTGGGGAAATAAGATTAACTGACATCGCACCTTCCGAGCCTTGACCGCTATTTAAAATTTGCCCTAATTCCAAAACTTGTGCTTGTGTAAACTCCAAAAACGTACTCTTAACCGCAGGAAAACCGACCTTTCCAAGATTTCCTTGAGCATCAACGCCTGCAAGATTATTATAAGTTAAATCTGCCTTTTTATCGGGAATAGCCGAAAATCTGTGTTGTCCAGTCCAATTGAAATTGACACCCGAAATATCAACGTTTTTGTTAACATCTGGTGCAATATTCATTACCGTGTCTACTTTGCCGAGATTAGAAACATCGAAAGAAGTTCCATTAATATTTAGCAGATAAGTTTTACCATCTCCTGGATCAGCGACTTTTTTATAAGCATTACCAAGCAAAGTTAAACCTCCATTCTGATAATCAATAGTTGCAATATTGGCTGGTAAGCTACCAACGCCTAATTTTTCTTTCCAGAGGTTGACATGTGTTGGTGCTAAATTGGATGCATCCAACTTAGCAAGATAGCTACTATGTGCATTAGCATCGTTAAGATGATTATTAAAAACAGTTATACTAACAGTTTTGTTAAGTGCATCAACAAGACCGTTAACCATGCCCATCGATATTTTTTCCGACTTGTGCCAGTAAGAATCCCACGTCGCACGAAATTGTGCTTCTGTCGGGAAGTCGCCAGTCTCAAACCAGCTGTAGATATCGTTTTTTTCTGCGTATGTTATTTGTCCAGGTACTGCCATGATTAGTTTGTTTCAAAATTTGGTTCGATAAATAGCGCTATACGTGACGGCTGAATGTTGTTGTGTGGCTGGTTTCCTCCAACAGTTTCAGAATCTACCGTTCTGTTATAATCTATGTAATTATCAGGATGCCCAACAGCATTTCCAGTTGCGCTTCCATTTGCAAATAGTGGCACTTTATGCTTGTGTGACGGCATTTCATTAATACTTAAGGTGTGAGTTTTTGATCCTAGAGTTCCTTTTAATGTCGAAAAGTCCGAATCGTCAGGATTCCAACCAACAATTGTTTTCCCTCGAATATCGGTACATTCTTTCCAACCTGCAGGGATTTCAGAAGCTGGACGGTTAAACGCCCAAATTACACCACCGTTGATAATCGGCGCAGTCTTTAGCTGCAAAACAGCAATCTGTTGTTTTACGATTTCTAATTCTGATTTTAAAGCTTTTCCTTCGAGTTCTGTCGCGATTTGTCGAAGTGTTTTTAAGCGGCGGAAGTCGGACCAGGGATATTCAGTTTCGCCTAAGCCAAAACGTGCTTTTTTACGATAGATTAAGCCTTTAGTCTCTAGGTTTTCAAAGGTTTTATTAATCGTTGTTTCTTCTACAATAATGCTTTCCGAGATATTTCCACCCTCGAAAGGCAACAGATCGCCATTAATGTAAACAACGCCTGCGTGTACCCAAGAACCTTCGACCTCACAACCTTGAATAATTGTTAAGTTTCCTGCCAGTTCTCCAAGTACATTATAAATACTGATAGCTTCCATAATGTCCGCCATGAGATTGTTTGTCAGCGGAACACCGCCATCTTGGAGAAACTGTATATTTAATGCGCCTTTCATTTTATGTTATTAGTATTTTGTATCGTTTTGATGGAAGCACGAAATATTCTATTTCGGCTGCCAATGCTAATTGATCTATGTTTGTGTTTGGTATTTCTACAATAAAATCATAATCAGAGAACAACTCGGATTCGTTTCTTAAATAGACGGTTCCGAGCCATTTAGTTTTACTTCGATATTGATCATCTTCTCCTTCTGTATATAGATAAACACCGTTAAATTTAAGAGCTGAAACAATCCTAATTCTTCGTTCGTATTTATCAAAAACATCATTCAATCGCCATCTTAAACTAAACACTGCATAGGTGTGTTTCATCCGTAAAAGTCCTTGTTTACGTTGCGCCATAAATAGCGGAAACATTGCCACAATTGGACTTATCATCGCATTACTCAACTTGTGCAAAATACCTTTCCGCAAGAAAGTTGGCAGCCAGTCAAGAATGAGCTTATACCAATTAACTTTGTAAATATTTTCAAACATTACTCTTGTGGTTCTTTGATGATGTAATTAATACCGCTCCAGTCTTCGATTTTCCAATGTCCGCTTTTCGGAATCTTTGCAATATTAACTGGCTGTGGGTATCCGTAGTCTCCAGAACCGACATCAATCCAAGAAGATGAAACTGATTTTCTCAATAAGTCGGTTACACCTTCAGTCGCCAATATGATTTCTTCAAGTTTTGAAACACTTAATTCTGCGTTAAAATCTAAGTTTTTAAGATACTTTTGAATCGCATCAACAACTGGATAGCGAGCCGTTATCTTGTGCATTCCGTAGCTTGTCAATACTAATGGATCATAGCAGATATCATATTTCAAATAAAGGATATCAGATTTATAATTAACAATTGTAATATGATCACCAGCCGCCGAATATTCACTCACATAAAATTTAAAACCTTCGCCTTGTTCTGTGGTCAATGGAACAATTTCGCCATCGACTTCGGATGCTACTTTCATTAATATTTTAGAGTCTGTTTTAGACTTAGTAACAGAACAATATTTAACAACTTTTGAGGCTTCGACTTGTTCGTCAGTTGCTAGAACCATTACACCATTATTTTCGTAATAATCGCTAAAGCTTACCGTATAATTACTTTCGTTATAAACCAAAGCAAAGCCGTCTTGGTACTTTAAAGCTTCATTTCTGTACCATCTTAAAGTTGGTACTTTTTGTTGTTTAATCAACATTTGGATTTCTTCGAGATATGTTCGACAAAGCTCTTGAAAATTCCAAATCACAAAAGCAACAGTTTCCAAAATTTGTCGCCAAATAGCTGTTTTCGATGTCGTTGTTAATCCATCTAGTTCAGCGTTGTTATTTTTCGCCGTCATCATATCTGCGATGATTTCCGCAAGAGTCTTATTCATTTTAGCTTACTTTAAATGTTTTTCCGATTTCCATGTATCCGATTCCTTTTTGCTCCACAACAACCTCGGATTCTTCCGTTAGTGCTGTCGCTGGTTGAATAGTTCTAGACTTGTAATAATTAAGAACATCGCGATCATTTATCACGTCTAAAGGAATCAACAGACTTGCACCAGCGGTTAGTTTTTCCGACAAAGGCATATTATTAGCCTTCGCAATCATAAAGGCATTCTCAACCGTACCTGTGTGCATCAGTGAGATGTCTAATAGTGTTTGATTATGTAGAACTGTTATTTCCATTGGTTAAATCGTTTATCTCGTTTTTTGCAGTTTTGGCAACACTAATAACTTTCTTTACTTTTTCTGAAATGCTAAATCCTGCCCTGGGAAGATTCTCCCAAAAAATAGAATAGAATTCTATTGCGCAGCTTATTGCCATGGCTACCAAGGTTATTGTTCCTTGATGATCCATCCATGAAAATTCGAAAGGCTTAATCTTGAAAACAAGTTCTATGAACCACGTCAACAAAATGAATAGAAAGTAAGTAACCATCTTGACAATTGACATGCGACTTTTTTCACTTGTAAAGCCTTTTTTTCGAAAACGTTCTTCCGAGTTTTCGCGCTTCCATTCAACCCAAGAAGCTAAAACACCCGTGATGTAGTCGATTGCAAAAAGCCCTAAGAGTAAGAAGATCATTAACTGATAACTGGTCATTGTTAAGCTTAAACCAATGCCCGGCAACCATATCGCAGGCTTTTGTACAGATTCCAAAATATTAAAAAAGTATTTCGAGTAGATTTTGAGTTCTTTCATTATTCAATATTTATGATCGTTACCGCACCATTGGGAGCAGTAGCCGTTATAGTCATATTCTTAATTTCAAAAATCACAGCCTTTGCCAATTCTTGCGCAAACTTAATTTTGGATTCTTCAGGACTATTTTCTTCTAATCCACATTCGTCCATTACTGCAATAATTCTGTTGGTTAATCTTTCTTCTGAAGTTGCCATTTAAACCTATTTTAAAAAGTTTTTAAACCTATTTTCAATCTGCAAAAACTGTGGTTTATTTGTTAATAATATTGTGCTTCCTGTATTAGTTGTGAACTTCATTTTTTGAATTTCTTGAAGCAAATCCACCATCAATTTTTTTAGCGTTTCGTTTTCTTTTTTTAGGAGAAAACCGTTATTGATATTTAGTTGACAATTTTCAACCTTTACGTCGATTTCTTCCACTTCGTTGACCATTATCAAGAAAGGTGTTGTATCATTATTATCAATAAGACCTATTAGGCATGTTGTTCCTTTTTTTGGCTTTAAGTCAAATGAGCCTAGGCCAAGTAAAATATTAATGTAAGGAACCTCATCGTCAATGCCGATTGCAGTCATTGTTCTATTTTCCCAATCAACCTCATCAGTTTCAACTGAAACAGTTTGTATCGGAGCTCCTTTTTTAATTAACTCAGAAACCGTTTGTTTTAAAGCTTCTAGTTCTTTACTCATTTGTTGTTACTTATTATAAGCTGGTCCTAATTCCGGTTCCTGCCTAAAACCGTCCTTATTAAAAGTTTTCTTAATACTATCTACATAATAAATTCCTTCACGATCAGGATATAAAGACGATGTTAGTTTGATCTTTTCACCATGTTGTAATGATGGATATCCAAAGGTTAAAAAACTACCGTCCCAACCCTCTTTTTTCTTAAGATCATACATCCGCTTAACTTCACATTCTAGCTCCTTTATATTTTGAACATTAAAAGTACAATTGATAGTATCATTAGCATTGTCATCGCCAAACTCAAACTTTAATTTTTTATCTTTTTCTTTATTCTTAACTGCTTTTGCTAAGGTTTGGATAGACTGTCCAATAATTCTAACTAAGCGTTCTTCACGGCTTAAATAGTTAAGACTTGTACTAACGCAATTGCGCTCCAAATCAAAAGAAGGAATCTCCTTTTTTACATCAGAATAAGGCTTACCTATCGTTAGTTTTCCATTTCTAACAAAAGAATAAAGGCTATATTCTTCTTGTAATTTTCGCAACACTTCTCCCAGTGTACTTTTACTAAATCTTACAGCTCCCAAATTGATAGTTGCATCAATATCCATTGGAATATCTGGTGCGATTTTCTGCAAGAAATTTTTTAATGAAGTGTTTTCTGAAACAAATTTTACAGGGATTTGTTTCCATTTCCACATGATATCCTCAAGCCTCAAAGTGATTGGATAATCAGCCGAAACTTTATCGATGTAACCTGTAAATTCAAGTTTTAAATCTTCGTCCATCCCATAACCTAGATATATCTCAATTTTATCACCTCTTCGAAATACATCTTTCACTTTTTTACTATCAAAATCCTTTACATTTCCTGGCAAAATAAGTTCTCCAGTATCGCATATTGTTTTCCAAGATGTCTCAATAACAGCTTCTGAAATTCGTCTTATTGTAAATCCTGAACGTCTTTCGTTTTCAGGAAAAACAACCTTTGCATTCATTATCCAATCCATTACTACTTATTTAAGAAGATTTCAATAGGCTCATTACTTACTGCTGTCATTTCAATTGGAATAACACCTGGGGAACCAGCAATAGTCTTGATGCTAAAATTTTCAATTACAATATTGTATATTTCTTTTTTTGAGAAAATTGAACCGAAAACATTAATTCCGCCCGCAATCTCAAACCAATCTTGTAACATGTCAGCATATTGTCTTGCTGTATATTTATCGTCAGTTAAACAAAGGGTTCTAATTCTTATTTGCCAATCATCAAATCCAAAGACCTCTTTAACAGTGCCGTTTGCGCCTAAAACATTAGTTTTTATAGTGTTTTTGGCACGATCAAAATCTAACATCGTTGTGGCTGGAAGCCAAAGATCATCATACTGTCGTTTAGTAGGTTTCCCGTACCAATCATAAATTGGATAATCTCCCGATCTAAATTGTACTGGGTAAATTATTGGCGTCCCATAAACGCTTTTGAGAACTTGATCCTCATTAATTATTTCAGTTGTAACTTCTGTGTTAAAACCTTCAATTTTGTTTACTTTTTCTTTTCCAATCGGTACAGTAATATACACTGGCATAGTGCCGAATGCAGCTTTGAACAATTGTCCAAGAACTGCTCTGTTATCAATACCTAAAATTTTACTGTCCACGATTGATGTATGTTTCTATTTTTGTTTTTAGACGTTTAAAGTCTTTATTATCTATTGCTAAATGAATAGCTGCTTCGCTTTCTATTTCTGTTTTAGTGACCCTTCCATTAATAAAGCGATAAAGGTTAGGTCCTAAAATTGGATTCATCTTCCAGTCGCCTTGTGTTGATTGAAGGATTAGTGCAACTTCTTGCATTTCGCTTTCTCCAACATCAAAATCACCGTTTAGAATTTTGATGTTGTTTTCATTATCTAAAAGAATATCTTTCATTAGTCAATTGCTACAAGTCCGTCCCTTAGTCTGTCATTAATAGCTGCTGCAACTTTGTTGGCAACATCACCAGCTTGCTGTTTAGTTGCAGAGAAATAATTGTTAATTGCTATTGTCATGTTAATGGTTCTAGAACCACCACCGCCGCCTCCAGAGCCAAAGGCTTCTTTAGAACCTCCATCGGTTCCTGCCGATTTCTTCTTTTTCTCTTTTCCTGCAAACAACTTATCGTAATCGATAGTTTTTGTTGGTGTTGCGACACCTGCGGGATCAACTCCTAAGTCAATAGGATTTGGTGTTGGTTTCGGTTTTGGTTTCGGCTTATCTTTATCTTCTCGTTGGCTTTCATAACCTTTTGTAAAAGCGGCCTTAACCTTATCCCAAATTGTCCCAATAGTTTTAGCTAATGGTTCAAAAAAGCCCATAAAGCCTTTTATCTTTTCCCAAATCTTGTCAAAAACTCCTGAAACAAAAGTCCAAACACCGCCGAATGTATCTTCAAAGAATGTGGTTACTGGACTAAATACTGATTTTATAGTATTCCAAATTCCTTCAGCTTTGGTTTTAATCATTCCCCAAGCCCATTGAAACTTTGTAACTACAGAATTCCAAGTTTCTTGAACAATTTTTGCAATCCAATTAAAAACCTCTTTTGTTTTCTTCCAAAAGAATAGGAACAACGCAACGATTAATCCGATGTGAACTTTAATAAAGGACCACACCCAACCAAAAACCAATTTGATAACTTCCCAAAGTCCATAAAACACACCCCGGAACTGCCAAACATTTGTCCATAAATAGGCAAACACCGCAGCCAAAACAGCAATTAAAGCAACCAGCCACCCAATTACAGGTATCTTCATTATCGCTAATGAAACACTGTTAATAGAGGTTTTTAATTTTCCCATCGCTACTGATAATCCAAAAGTTGTAATAGATGCCCAAATCATGGAGATTGCCAATCTATTATTTACACTAAGTAAATTAAGATTGTCTTTAGTCAGCTTTCTTGTAACATTTGAATTAAGCCACTTCAAAATCGTATCAATACCCAACAGAACACGCATGGCATTCATGACGATTTTAAGACCATCCATTGCATTCTTCATATTAGCTGTAATACTAACAGCAGATGCAGTTGCGTTAATGTAAGGCTGATATTCTTTTGTAATATTTCCGATTGCCAGCTTGAAAATATTCCAACGTTGGTTTCTACGCTTTTCCTTTTCGGCAGAAGTATCCATAATTACCGCCGCTTGCTCATAAGCGACATTAGTCCCAGTAATTGCTTTTGTTAGTTCCGCTTGTTCATCAGCAGTTCTAATAATGATTTGTGCTGCAGCTGCATTCTCACGACCAAATACTTCTGTAAGGGCATTGATGTCATGTTGAATTGGTGCAAGCTCTCTTAAACGATCCGCAAAAGGAACACTTGTGTCGGCAACCTTTTTCATATTAATGCCATAAGCTCCTAATATAGCTACAGCATCATTAGATAATTTTGTTTGCGCCGACATATTAGTAATGACATTACGAATAGCAACACCCGCTTCACTTCCATATTTACCACCTCCAGCCATAGCTTGGATAAGTGAGTTGGTTTCTTCAAAAGATAAGTTTGCTAACTTAGCCGATACACCTGCTTGTACAATTGCCTCGCCAATTTGCGGAATTTCCGCTGCACCTTCTTTTGCACCAGCAGACATTACGTTAATCATTCGCCTAGATTCTTCAGCTGCTTTCACTGGATTTTTTAAATCCACCTGAAATTGAAGCATAGAGGTTGTAATTGCATCAGTAGCACCCTTAACATCGCCTTGCATACCTTTGGATAAAACGTTTACCGTTTCACCAAAAATTCCCATTGCTTTATTACTTTTTCCGATATCGGGACCAAGTCGAGAAAGTATCGTCTGAAAACTTCCTAAGTTCTCATTAAGGTCTTCGCCGTATGTACGACTTAAATCTTTTGCCCGATTGTTAAGTTCGTTTAGTTCAGAACCAACAACACCCGTAATCGCTGATACTTCAGCTAAGGCAGTTTCATTACTTTGTGCAATATCTGTCACGCCCTGGAGACGGTCTTTGATGTTCAAAATTGAATTATCAATCGCCATCAAATCAATAGCCTTTAGCCTTTTAAAACAATCACCAAGAGCATTACCTTGTTTAGTAGCTTTAGTCAACCCCTCGGTTACATCTTTAACACCGCGAACAGTTTTCTGCGGATCAAAGTCTAATTTCCAAGTAGTTGTATATGTACTCATTTTTGTATATTTGCGATATGTTAATCGCTATTTTACAGATTGTTTATGGCTTGGTTAAGGTGCTTTTAAGTTCCTTATGGCTTGTTGTGACTTTTATATTTTACTTTGTAACTTGGCGTCCGGTTGGCTATCAATTCTTAGATAGAATTCGAGGTATTAATCCTCATCTTTCCTAAATAACTCATTGGCTACTTCTGCTAAAGCTTGTTTGAATGCAGAATACTGTATTTTGCGTTCAAGCTTCATAACATAATCCGCTTGGGCGTAGAGTTCAATCCAATCATCTACATTTTTAACTTCATTAGGATTAACGCCCGTCTTACAGCGAATTATAGCATTGATTTTTTTGAAACTATATTTATCGTCATCAGCACTAAGTACCGATGACGCTAGACTTTTTTTAAGCTAGACTTTGCAGCTTTGGCCATTCCGCCAATTTGCGAAACTAACTCTGTATAAACTGATGCGTCATTTTCCAAAAGTTGAGCATCACCCGCTAACACACAATTAGAAATCATAGCTTTTGAAGATTTCTGAACATCGTTTTCGTATTCTTTACTACCTAATAAGTATATCAGATTTTTACTAGGTTTTTTAAGTAAAAAGCGAACTGGTTCCTCATCATCTTCGTTCGGAAATATCTCCGAAATTTTAAGACATTTTGAACCGTATTTCGCTTTTGCTGCTTCTATTTGTTCCTGTGAAAATTCAGGAAGTGTATTCTCTATAAAGTTTTCCACTATTTTGTTATTTATGGATTATTAAATTCCCCAAGTAATATGACTGCAAAGCATTTCATGTTTATGCACCATTTTACCCTCGTTGTTTTTTCCTGTTTTTGATCGTCCTGTAAACTGTGCGTTATGAATAATGTCAGTAACGATAATACCAGTTTCAGGATGTGCATATTGAACTACAATATCAGAAGGCGCAATATCTTGGAATCTTTTCCCTGGAGGTAGTGTTCTTTGGATTGCTTGCTCTTCTTCAACATATAGTGACATGGAGAGTTTGGGCTCGTAGTTTCCTTCTATCCACCCAACAGGCATTGCGCCAGCACCATAAGCGTTATCCTTCTTTGAACTGTCGCTGTATTCAAATTCATCGATACCCACAACATCACGACCGTATAGGTTAAATGTTGTTTGGTTCCAACCAGTAAGCTTTCCTAAATAGTTTGTTATGTTAGCCATTTTCTTAAGAATTATGTTATACTTAAATCGACATCAAATGTATGTGCGATTTCGTCAGAGACAATTGTTACACTTATTTTTAGAGGCGTTTCAGCGTTCGGCGTTTGTTTCGGATTGATATAAATACTACCTCCCGAAATTTCGTTTTCAGCTTCTAGCCGCTCGATACAAGCTTTTGTTACAACACGCTCCCAATGAGAAATAGTTGTTGATCGTATGTATCCAGTTGCAGGGTCTTTCTTTACTTTTCCTTTGATGTATGGCGCTAGAGCTTCTGAAATTAATCTGGCTGCGCCGTTCCAAACTGCGTTGTTTTCAATAGTTGAATACTTCGAAGTTTTGGATGTGCAAGTTGCAGAACTTGAAAAATACATACCTGCTGCACCTACATAAGGACCGATAAGAACATGTCCTTTATCAACTAAGTCCTTAATTTGTTGATCTGATAAATCTGCAATGTTTTGGCCTGTAGAAAGACCCGCTTTAACAAATCTTTTAGGCGTAGTATCAGTTAACGAATAAAAAACTGATGTTTTCTTTTCGTCTGGTTTGTTTTCAATTGACGTAGAACCAATGTTTTCTGACATTTTTCTTACCGCTAAAGAACCTAAAGCAGTTCCGATAGCTGCATGATTAACATACGCAGCATCTAAGGAAGCAATATCAGGATCTTGAGCATTGACAATTGAAACGTTCTGTGCGTCAACCAAGGTAAAATCAGGATAATTATTAATTAACAATTGTCCAGGGCTACCAGCTTCAATCAAAACAGAATCCAACAGAATCCCCGATTTCTTTGCTTCCAATACTAGTCCTGACTGGATCAGTTCCGCGGTTGCGCCCACAGTCTCCAAAGTTCCATCAAAGCCAAAAAAACCTATACCCTTGATATCAGGATTTAATTTTAATGTTTGTAAGACTGCGGTAAAACTACCTTCAATTGTAGTTCCATCTTCAACAGGCAAAAAATGAAAGGTTGCATCGGGAGCCAATCTAAAAGCTTCTGAAACATGATAATATGCTAAGGATTTTTTATTAGCATCAAAGCTTTCTGTGATACCTAAAGCTTCAATATCTTTCGTTTGAATCAATCTCACTGACTCGTTAGCTGTTAATGAAGTTCCTGCCACAGCAAGTGCTCCAACCAACAAAAAGACTCTCGCATTGGTATTAGATAGACGACCATTTCCGCCGTCTATCTTATTAATTTTTGTTCCTTGTAGATTTCCCATTAGTTAGAAGTTTCAGGAGTTTCACGTTTTTCGATTTCGTCAGATAAAGCCTTGATAAGCGTTTTTCTAGGCGTTTCGCTAGTGTTTTCTTTTGATAAGTAGCCTTTCAAAGTTTCCAAATCCATTTCGGGGATTTTGGCAACGATAGCCGCTACAGATTCGTAGTTTTCGTCATTCTCAATTTTATCTCCCTTTTGAGAAGCTTCTTCTTGAGCCTTTTCAGCTTCCAATTTATCAGCACCACGCATTTCAGGATTTTTGGATTCCAAAACGTCGGGCTGTTTTGGCGTTTGTACATCTTCAACAGGAACTTGTGTTGTTCCAGTATCGATATGTTCTACATCTTCCTGATCAAAACTTCTCACATATTTTTTATATGAAAGCCCGTTTTGTGTTGCATGGATACTAGCGCGATTTTCCAAAATAAATGGCTGACCGTCTTCTGTCACAAAGACCTCATTATCGTTCGGGTTTTGTGAGAAAAATTCATTTGCTGCACTTAGTAGCAAGGCTGCGGTTAATATATTTGACATGTTATTTTCGTTTAATAAGATTGTACGCTTCGATAATAAGGCCTATACCAATAAGAAGTAATAGAATCCGCCCAGCCCAAATCTGAACTTTAACATACCAAGGCGCTAAACTTTCATCATATAACCGTATTGTAGACGGAACAATGACGGGCTCTTGCTCATTGATATATGTATTTTTCCAACTTGCAAATAGTTTTTGTGCTTCAGCTTTACAATCGACAGTGAGAACACCGTCTTGAGATAAATTAACTTTAGGAGGCTGAACATAATTACCTTTTTTAACGACTTCCGACTTTTCGCCTGAAGGGAAATTATCAGTTATTAAAATCGGTTTTCCGTCTCTACAATCAACAAAGGCTTTATAGAATGAACTATCTGCTTTGGTTGTAAATACTGTGTCTTTCACAGTCTCTGTGACTGTTTTAATTTTTGTCACAATTACTGGATCAGTTGGTTTCTTGCTTACACAAGAAACCAGTGATACCAGCGAAAGACAAAATAGAGTTATGTAAAAAAAAAGTGTTTTCATATATTTTTGTACTCTGTTTTTGCATCAAATGATGGACATGCTTTCGCTACTTTTGGAAAGTCTCTATGGCCTTGAATGATGGCTTTTGGAAATTGTTTTTTAAGTTCTTTTAACTTTAATAGAAGCGACTTCTTTTGGGCTTCTGTTCGATTATCAATTGGCTTTCCATTTTTATCAACCCCGCCGATGTAAGAGATGTTGATAATTTGAGAATTCCAACCTCCAACACCGTTTGAAACTTTATCGATAGATAACATTTCAACAATATTACCGTCAGGCTTAACAATAAAATGATAGCCGGGCATCTTCCAACCCAAATTTTGTTTCCAATAGTTACTTATTGAACTAATAGATGTCGTTTGCGGTGTTGCGGTGCAATGCACGGCTATATATTTAATATTTCGCATTACCCTGAAATAATTGCAGAACTTCCTTCGTCTTTGATAACAACTGCGATAAACCAAAGTCTAAAGCCGATTGTATTTTCTCTCATTTCGGGATTATCCGCCGCCGCTCTCGCAAATCTTTGAACAGATCCTGGAGCCTTTACCGTATTCTTTTTATGGAAAACAATAGAACCTTCAACACCAGCAGCTGCTGAGCCAAATGGCAAACGCTTCTTAGTAGCTGGGTCATATTTCGGGCAATAAGTAGCCTCGTATGTTTTGAATCCGTAGTAGTTTGACGTAATCATACCACCATTCGCATCTTGATATCTAGTTTTGAAAGTCAAATCTTCGATAAGCAAGTCAGCAACGTGATCAGGACAAAGCACCAATACACGTCCTTCTTTTGGAATATTAAGTTTGTCTAACGCTTTTTTATGATTAATTAAATCAGCAGCAGTTAGACGCAATCTACCCGTACCATCATCGGGACCAGAAGTTTTAAGAACTGGAGTTGTAGCAGAGTGATCAGGCGCGATTGAATAAAGCGCATGTTCTGCGGTCTTATCTTCCAACTCCTCACGGTGTTGTTGTTGCACATCACCTAATTTGTCATAAGGCAAAGCGTAAAGCTCATCCTCAGTAACCGTTGTATTTTCGGTGTCGTATTTGTTCAAGGAAATAACAACATGACCATCCTCTCTTTTATTAGAAACAATTGGATAGACATTGTTATTGATTAGCACCGCCGGCGCTAGTCCTCTTTTTGGAATTTTAATTGTGTCGTTGTTCACCCATTGCGGTTTTGAAATCAACTCACCCAACCAAGTATTGTCATGACGGAAATTCTTAATAAGTTCCGTTTCGGCTAATGTATTTTTTAGCGCTAATGTTGATGTTGTTTTACTCATTGTGCTTATTTTCTGCGATTATTAAAGATGTCCATTGCTTTCTTTTGATCCTTCGCTAAAAGGTCTTCGTAAGCGTCCGGTGCTTTTTCTAGATAATCCTCGTACGTCCATTTTGCTCTGTCTTCGGGTGCGTTGAATGCTTCAGGATTATTTAATTCGTTACTTATTGCTGTAATAGCAGGAAGTGCATTAATTGCCGCCTCGGCAGCAGCATAGTTTGCTGTAGCTAAGCTTTCGTAGGTTTCTACTTGATCAGCTTTAATTTTTTTAGCTGCAACAGCATTTGCAACAAGTGTTTTAACCTTGTTTTTTTGCGCTTCGTTTAGTTCAGCCTGCAAGCCATCAGAAGCGGTTGCTTTAGTTCTCAAATCCTTGATAGCACTTTCAATGGCTTCATCGGATGCGTCCGCAGCCAATCCAGCAGCTGCAATGATTTTGTTTCTATCCATTTTTATTGTTGTTGAATTTTTAGGCGTAGGAATATTTGGCGCACCACAAGCAGAAAGAAGTGCGATTGCATTTTCGTCCCAAGGAATATCTGCTGTGATAATGTTTTGAATTAAACCAAGTTGTAAAGCCTCGTTAGCAGTCATCCAATAATCATTTTGCCAAAGACTATCGATTTCATCGTCTGTTTTGTTAAAAGCTTTTGCGTAGGCTTGTTTATAAATTTCTTGAGTATTTTCAAGAAGCTTTAAATCAGCTTTAATCTGGTCAACTGTACCGTAAGTGCCCAAAGCAGGCTTATGAATCATGAATTGCGATTCAGGATAAGCCGATGTAGGGAATTGAGTTAATAAATAAGTTGCAGCACTTGCAGCCAAGGCACCCACAGTAATATTTACAGAGTCAAATTTTTTCAGTTCAAGTACAATCCCTTGCGCTTCAATTGTATTGCCACCAGCACACGAGATAAATAACTCCGCTTTTTTTATTCCATTATTAAGAGCATTTTCTACAATGCCTCTAATATCATTAGCGGAGTTTTTTTCATTTCCGATGCGATCAATAATTTTGATATTGACCGAGTGTGTTACTTGGTTTTCATAGGCTTCAATATTAAATTTTGACTTGTTCAATTCTATTGGTTTGAGTGTTTCGTGACCACAAAATTGAAGTATGCAAAGTGCGTATGAAAAACAGTAAACTGAATCAGTTTCAAATAATTACTAATTTAGTTTTGATTTTTGTCTGATTTGGTTTGCGCTTTTTCGTTCCGTAATAGCCTTAACCAACTTTGCATCATGGCAAAGGATCAAGAAAAGAAGCTAGCAAAGGAGTCTTACATCCATCACAACAAATCGGATGAAGAAATTGCACATAAATACAAAGTCAGTTTGAGAACTGCTCAACGCTGGATTAAAGAAGGTAATTGGAAAAAATTACGTGATAGTAAAGCCAATGGTTCCGAGCAAAGAATAGAGCGGACCCAATTGGTTGTTGATTCTATGGTAGAAGAACGGCTTACCATTCTAAAAGCTGTTGCTGAACTTCAAAAGCAAAAAGAATGGGACAGTCCACCAACTAGGGATGCACAAGCTTCTTTAGATGCACAAATTGCGCAACTACGCAAACAAGCCGCAAGCATCGATGATGCGATTTCAAAGTGGAATAAACGCATTGAAAATCTTAACAAAGAAGGCAAACTAACACTATCCCTTTACATGGAAGTAATGGAACGAATCTTTGAAGCTATGCGCTTATCCAATGAACCACTCTATATGCAAACATTAGACTTTCAAGAAAATCATCTTGAAGACGTCGCTTCTAAGTTGTTTTAAAACCCCTTTAAAGTTCCCAAAAATCAATCTTTTTATAATTCTAGTACCAAAATATGAAGATTCAAGATAAGTTAAGAAAAGAGCGGTATCTGCAAAAATTAGCTTTTGCTCGATCCGCTGGTTCTGACTTCGCCTTTGAAACCAAAGAACAAAGGAAAGCTGCTATTGAAGAATGTAAGAAAGACCCTCGCAAAATGGTTGCGCGGTATTTTCCACATTATGCAGATGCAGATTGTGCGGATTTTCAAATTGAGTGGGCTTGGAAAGTACAAAAGAATCCAAATTTCAAAGGCTTCTGTCAATGGGGTCGTGCGTTAGCAAAATCAGTATGGAACGATATATTTATTCCTTTTTGGCTGTGGCTTCGTGGCGAGCCAATTTATCTCGTAATTATTGGAAATTCCCAAGACCGAGCAGAGCAATTACTTGAAGACTTACGTGCAGAATTTGAATGCAACCCAAGAATACTTGCAGACTTTGGAGAACAAAAGCAGTTAGGAACTTGGGAGGAAGGCTTCTTTATTACACAGGGTGGTTTTATTGCGCAAGCTTTAGGGATGGGGCAAAACGTCCGTGGTCTTAGAATTAAGAATAAACGTCCGACTCATATTGTTGGTGATGACTTAGAAGATAAAGACCTAATAAAAAACCCAAAAAGGCAAAAACAAGTTGCGGATTGGATTGATAGAGACCTTATCCCAACTATGGACGGAATCTATAAGCGTTTTATCCAAGCCAATAACCGTTTTGCTCCGATTATGATACAAACAATGTTACAGGAAGCTCATCCAAAGTGGTTTGTACATCAAGTTAATGCTTTTAACCCTGTAACATTTGAGCCAACTTGGAAAGAAAAGTATCCACCGAATTATTTCTATGACTTAGTTCATGGAGATGAAGGAATTGGAAGCTTGGCAGCCAATGCTGAATATAACAACAGTCCGCACGTAGAGGGTGTGATTTTCAAAGACGAACAATTCCAATGGTGTGATTTACCGCGAATAGATCATTTTGAAATTATCGTAGGTCATTGGGATGTTGCTTATGCAGGAAACCCAACGAGCGACTATAATGCCGTTTCAGTAGCTGGTCTTAAAGGACGAAATTTTTATTTGATTGATGCGTACTGCAAACAAAGTAAAATGCGCGAAGCTGTACAATGGATGTGCGATTATCAAAGTGGTTTACCTGCATCCGTGCAAATTCTTTGGCAATATGAATCACAATTTTGGAATGATGAGCTTCAGCGAGTTCTTGAAGAAGTCCAAAAAGAAACAAGCATCAATCTACGAATCATTAAGAAAGACCTTCCAAGAACTAAAAAGTACGACAGAATCTTAAAGCTTCAACCTTATTATCAAAATAGCCGAATCTATTATAACCAAAAAGTAAAGGCGAAAAATGACATCCAAGTAGGCCTTGCTCAATTAAAATCTATTGAACCAGGATACAAATCTCACGACGACTTTCCTGATGCTTTAGAGTGTGCTATTTCTGAACTGGAAGTTTATGTAGGTGCACAAGGCAAAACATTTAGTTATAAACAGGGGAAAATGAAAGGCGTTAACCGCTGGTAAAAAATACACTTATGAAATATTTAGACTTAGATTATTTATACACACACGCCTTTGAACGGGCTATTACAGAATCAACTGCTGATTTTGATAAAACGCTTGATAATTTGGAAAGCGAAACTATTGACTTGGTTAAATCTTACTTATCACAATACTATGATATTGACAAAATTTTTTCATTAACTGCGCCCATTAAAAACGGAGTTTTAAGCAAGGTTATGACGAAGATTATTCTTTATGAAGCGGTAAGAAGAAATGCCTATCGAAAAGTACCAACTGACTACAACGAGGATTATAAGTGGGCAATTGAAACCTTAGAAAAATTAAACTCTGGTAAACTCACGCTTCATGATCTGCCGCCAAAAGGAAACGCTGACGGTTCTGACAATAGTCGATTAATGTGGGGAAATCTATCTAACAAAAACAATTACATCTAATGCTTAGTAAACTCTATAAAACCGCTGAAAGCTATTTTTTAAATCGTGCACCGGAAACGGTCTTGCGTGTAATGGCTGAAAGCAAAAGAGACAACAACCCGACATCAAGACAAATACAAATCGATGCTGAAACGATGTCAGCGAAAAGTCTTGAAGATTGGAAGATGTGTATTTTGATGGCCACAAACCCAGAAACACCCAACTTTTTATTTTGGTATCAAATGATCCAAAATTTAATGTTGGACAATCACTTGGTTTCGGTAATAGAATCAAGAATCCTACACAGCCAACGCAGCAACTTTAAAATTACCAACGAAAAAGGCAACGAAGCGGAGGATCTAACTTGGATGTTCCAACGAACTTGGTTTGAAGACTTTATTTATTTGGCTTTGTTGTCAAAGTTCCAAGGGCGAAAGCTTTTAGAAATGATTGAAACGAATGAGCTGGGAGAACTAAAAGCAGTTACCGAAATCCCAATGCCAAACTTCGACACCAAGAAAGGAATCATTGTAAAGACCAATGGTGATGAAACTGGTTGGCCATATAAAGAAGGACTTTATGCTGATTATTATTTACAGATTGGTAGAGATAGAGACCTTGGCATATTATCGCAGATGGCGCCTGTTATTTTAGCGAAAAAGCTAGCGATGGGTTCTTGGTTAGATTTTGTTGAAAAATACGGAATTCCGCCGCTATTTATAACAACTGAACGAGAAGACGAAAGACGTCTTAACGAACTCTTTGATATGGCTAGCAATTTTAAAGCAGCTAACTTTATGATTGGGCGTGGTGCGGAAAAATTCGAGATTCCAAATATCACAAGTACCAACAGTCAAAGTGTTTTCGATACATTGATTGAACGCGCCAACTCGGAAATTTCAAAACGTATCCTGGGCGGAACTGGCTTAACAGACGAAAAAGGCTTTGTTGGTTCTGTGGAGATTCAGTATCAACTAGCAAAAGACCGATTTGAAAGCGATAAACTATTCTTGGCTAATCTTATCAATCAGGAGCTTATCCCAAGACTTATAAAATTATCACCTTTCTATGCTCCTTTGCAAGGTCATTATTTTGAGTGGGATAACGCTGAAACATTTGACTCTAACAAAATTGCTGATTTGGTTGTTAAACTTGGTCCATTCTTTCACATTGATCCTGAACAAATTGAACAAAAAACAGGATTAAAGATTCTAGGTACAAAAGAAAATACCATTACACCCACTGGAACACCTCCAGAAGATAAAAAAAAAAGTAATGTAAACGCCTATTTAGACCAGCGCCCACACATAAGAAGGTTAGAAGCATTGTATCAAAATGACGAATGCTGTAGCGTTCCAACCATTAATGCTATTGATATTAGCCAATGGGTAAAAGTGATGGAGCAGATAGCAAAAGATAAATATGATGGTAAACTAAAAGATGGTGAGCTCTCAGAAGATTACATTAGAAAAACTTACGCAGAGCTAGAAGATGGAGCCAAAAAAGGCTATGGTTCCAATTGGCTCCGTGTAAACAATACTACACATGTGCCATCTAGAGAAACCATTAAGTTACAACAAAACCTATGGCGATTTTCAGGAGCAAAAAACCATGCAATGCTTCAAGAAATCAACAATCTTCTAGCTAAAAACGGTAAGCCTGCAAGTTGGGTCGATTTCAAAAATGACGTTCTAAAACTGAATCCAAAGTACAACAAAAACTATCTGCAGGCAGAATGGCAAACCTCTAAGCAAGCTGCAAAAATGGCTGCAAACTGGGAAGCGTACCAAGAAAACACAAAAACATATCCTAACCTTGAATACAGAACACAGAATGATGAAAGGGTGCGAGATGCACACAGGTCGTTAAATGGTGTAGTTGCTCCAATTAATTCAGATTTTTGGAAAACCAATTATCCACCAAACGGATGGCGATGCAGGTGTTATGTGGTGCAAACTGCAGCTGAGCCAACAAAAGACATTCCTATAATTTCCGATAAAGATCACCCGCTGGAATTTCGTAATAATGTTGGAATAAGCGGAGAAATATTTAAAGAAAATGATGAAAACAAAGGAAAACCACATCCTTATTTTGCATTAGCAAAAACTGCCGACAACCAAACAATAAAAGCGTTTGAATATTCAAAACTAGCAGCACCTCTCAACAAAATTTATGAAACAAAAGACGGTGTAGCCGTTAAAATAAGTCCATTTGCTGATGAGAAGGATTGGAAAGAGAATATCAAAGATGCTAAAATAATTGCAAATCAATTAGGTTTAAATGTTAATATTAATGCCCATTTAGATGGCACCATTATGCTCGGCATGAAAAACCCAGAGTATGTAGTTAATAATAAAATATCAGATAGAAAAGCTCCAAAAGGTAGTAATACTAAGAACATCATTAGTAAGGCTGAAAAACAAAATTGCGAAATAGTTGTTATAAATATAGCAGATAGTACATCTTCTAAAGAAGAAATTATTAAGGATTTAAAATCAAGATTTAGATTTAAATCAAACTATCCAACAATAAAAGAAATTATTATTATAGGTAAATCCGGAAAAGCAGAGCTATACAATAGATCTCATTTTTCAGAATAAAAAAAGGCAGATAAAATCTGCCTTTCATAAAACGGTAGCCGTGATTCTTGATTTAACTCGCGAAGCGGTTCGATTTATACCACAAATATAACAACTTATATTCCAAACAACCAAATTTAAAACTTTAAAGATGAGTGAAAGCAACTTTAAAACTCCTGACTTTAAAAAAATAGCTGAAGAGGTTTTAAAAGACCTTCCAAAAAATGCAGGAGAAAAAGCCAGAACATTTTTTCTGTCATCATTCACAAAAGAGGGATTCACAGATACCTCTTTCATCCCATGGCCCAAAAGAAAAGACGACTTATCCCATAAGATACTATCACAATCTTACCAGTTAAAAGACAGCATAAAAATAACAAAAATGGACATGCAAAGTGTAGAAATTACTGCAGGAGAGGGTTTAAAATATGCAGCAATACATAATGATGGCGGAACCATTGTGGTAACAGTAACAGAAAAAATGCGAAAATATTTTTGGTATATGTACAAAAAAACGGAAGATGAAAAATGGAAATTCATGGCTCTAACTAAAAACGAAAAACTATCTATCAAAATTCCTCAAAGACAATTTATAGGTGAAAGCTATGAGCTTTCAAATAGACTTGATCAAATGTTTATAAAAAGCCTAATGGAGGCGGAAAAAAAGATAAAATTTTAAATTATGGAAAACTGGAAAGACCTATATAAAGAACTTTCAGAGAAAGTAAACCAAACCATTACCGGTATAAAATGGATAGACCTTTGGAGCAATCAGGTTAATTTTTTAACCGCTGAGCATCCATTTCAAACCCCTGCATTATTTATGAGTTTTAGAACGCTGCAAACGAATGATATGGGCGAGAAACAACAAGAAGTAAACCTGCAAATAGATTTTTATTTGTATTATGAAACTTTTTTAGATACTTATCATGGTGCTTATAATCAAAATACGGCTTTAGAGTTTTTAGACCTAATGGAGGCTATTCACGGAGGTTTTCACGGCACTACAGGCGATAATTATTCAGCAATGCGAAGAATAGGATTTAATCCAGAAGACACCGGCGGCGCAGGAAACCTTTATCGAATTACTTTCACGTGTTTGTTGCAAGATTCATCTGCAGCAAAATATTACGAAGAAAGCGAGAATGTAAACTTTGAAATTCTGAAAGAAAACGAAGACGAAAGCTTTGTTATACCCGGTTAAAAATTATGTTTTCAACGGTCTTTTCCGAAAGGTAAAAATCAAATGCAAGCTTTGCCATAATCCACTCATCAGAGTGTTTTTGTTTTCCAAATTCCATAATAGAAGAAAGACGTGCATAATTACGGCGCACATCTGTGTAGAGTCTCACAGTAGAAGCTTTTGCAGGTTGTTTCGTTTTTGACATATCACAAAACTAAAACAAAAAAAAACGCCATCAAAATTGGCGTTTTTTTTACTTTAATATTTTCAAGTGATTAAAATCTTATCATCCAAAATGGACCTCTTCCAACAAAATCTGAACTTTTACCTTCAGGTGTCGTATAATATTCAAATTTTTTGTTTGAAAGTTCTTCTTTAGTTGTTTTAGTATTTGAATATTTTTGCCAAATCGGGAATACCGAAAGGAAATTACCCGACACGCTTTCAATATTCCATTTTTTCACCCCCTTTATCTCCAATGCTTCATTTGCACCATCCATAAAAGAATAATATAAAACCATCAATCTATCATCTTCTTTTTCAGGGTTTTTATATTTAATATAAAATTTCCCTTTGTCTTTTCCCTTTTCAGAAATCACAAAGTTTTTATCTGTGTCTTTAGTGATTTTTTCAATAGTTTCATTTAGCTTTAAACTATCCAATCCTTTGTATTGTCCAAAACATAAAGATGATAACAAAACAAATAATAATACTTTTTTCATAGGCTTAAATTAAATTATAAAGTTAAGTAAAAAAACCGCTCACTTGGAGCGGTTTGGTTTATATTGGTTCGAAAAATCGTTTTTTTATTTCAAAAAGTTGTTTTCCGTAATATCCATGAGCGTCCATTTGCCCTTTCAAAAGATATTCTTTAATGATAATTATTGCTTTCTGAAAACCTACTTGCTTCATTGCGTCTTCAAGTTCCATCGATTCGGACTCCTGTGTTTTTGGCATTGCAATTTGGTAGTTTTCTCTTTTGTATGATTCTGTTTTGTATCCTATTTTATTTTGCATGATGATTTTGGTTTTGAGCGTTAAAACAAACTTTACAAGTAATGAGACGTTGTACAACAAGCTCATTAATCACAAGGACAATCGCTTTGCGATTTTCGTTTATGACGTGATCGCAACGTAAGTTGGTACGGATGTACCATTTGTTCTGCGTATTCTCTTGGCGGAACTGCTGCGCAAAATCTGCCATCTCCGTGCTGTTTGGAAAATACTTTGTCGCTTTCATTATACTCCCAGTTTAGAAATTAAACTTAATCTCAATGCACTGTCTTCTATTTTTGCAACATCTGCAAGAATACCTATCATTCTGTCTTGTGTAAGGCGATTGTGGTTTCTTTTCTTTGGAGCTTACAGAACTGGAACAGGTTGCAGAAAACTATCACCGTTTTCCAGAACATTAATAATAAGTTCTTCCGCCCAATCTCGAAACAAAATAGCCCTTTTGCTTTTAATAAAAAAACCTAAACGGATAATCCCCCTTTTACTCCATAAAGTGGCATTGTGTGGAATTTGTTTTTCGCCGTTCAAAATTTGAACGGCAGTTACAAAATGTTTTCCCTCAACAAGTTCTAAAGGGTGTTCCATTTTGTGTCTTCTAAGTGTGTACTCAGAAATACCATAGCCTTTCGCCACTTCTTTAGTGGTCATTAAGAACTCAAAATCTGAGTTCGGAAGAACTGTAACTGCGAGTTCTTCGGTAACTTTTAAATTCATTTCTTTAAGCATATCGAAACTTTTTTAAATACGAAACCCCGACTTAGGTGTGCTTAAACAATCGTAGGATTGGATTACCTCGCTTTCGCTTCGGTCACCTTATCGGGGTTTCTATCGTTGAAAATTAATGTAGGAATTACACCTACGTATTGTTTAAGCACTTCAAAAGTACAAAAATTTTTGAAAGTGCAAAGTTTTTACAATAATTTTTGGTGCAAATCATTTTTAAACATCTCCAGTTTGTTATGCTCAAATGTTCCAAATGAGGCTTTTTGCATAACCTCTTTTACCAGTTCTAGTAATTTGTCTGCAAGATGATAGCGCAATTCTATCGATCTTGCCTTTCCGTTCGCATTACTGGTGTAAGCAATGCAAGATTTGCTTAACTTTTCAAACAATTCAATACACATCGATTTAGCACTTTTTCGCGGTGTTGTAACCTGCGATTGATCCAACGTAATACGATGTAATAAAAAAAGCGTTTCGGGGTCTGTTTTAATAGTAATTTTCATTAGTTAGATGATGGTTTTGGGAATTTATTTTTATGATACCAAGCTTTTGTATATGGTACTTTGGCTTCTTTTTCGTACTTGCTTCGCAAGCTTTTGAACTGCTTTATTAATTCGTCAAACTCATCAATTTTATAGAACGGAAGTACTTTTTTTAATGGGCTTCGTTTGATCATAAAATTATTGAGCGGTGCAAAATCTTGCGGATCATGTAAGCCAATGTACTGAGCGTCTTTTAAGATGATAGCTTGCAAATCTCTAAGACGTATTTTCTCTTGTTGTTGGTTAATAAATTCCGATGCTTTTGGCTGTTTTGGAAAAAACATATTGTAAATTAGTTCGATTTCGGCGGTGTCTAATTCGTCGATGTCTCCAGTTCTTCCTTTGGACTTGATCCAGCAACTTTCTTCCAGTGCTGCTTTACTGAATTTGTTCAGCAGCTTTTTTTTCATTGTGTCTTTTTTCATGTCTTATTTGTGTTTTTAATTTGTAATCATCTATGATTATTTGACGGATAAGACGTATTAATCCTAACATCTGAAGCAACGACGGCTGCTTGTTTTTTGGAGGGTTTAAATAGGCTTTAAACTCTCTTTTTATTAGAATTAAAAGGTCTAAATCTGTCATTATTTCTTTTCAAAATATTTCATTGAAATATGATGCATGATTAAACTTCCGAATACAGAACCTACCAAATAAACAAGCATCATTTTCCAGTTATCAAAATTGTTTACAACGTGTCTTATAACCAAAAGCCAAATCCCATTAGATAAAATGCTTGCAACAGCATGAAAAGGCAAAGAGTTGCTATTTCTCGCACGAGAAACAAGTGTAAAACTGGCATTTTGAAGCACCACAAGTGCAAACATTTTCAATAATTCTATCATTTTTAAATTTTATTTGTTCCCAGGAGCGGACTCGAACCGCTCCATAAAACCGTTTGGGATGTTACTTACTTAACCTACCAATGTAATCTTATATATTTTTGGGATTTACATTTTGCTTTTTCACTTAGTTTATGTCTTTTTTCTGTGGCATTTTATAGATTCTGACATTCTCACGTTCTGGCCACAGTTCCGTGATTGGTGTTTTACGTTTTTTAAGGCTCATTATATAATTTTTACAAGATTTTGTATATAATTTTCACGCTTTTTTGTATTTAGTTAAGACAGTATGTACATCAAGTCGCGATAATCTTTATCTGAATGGTAGAAGTAAAAATTAACAACATCAATCCCCATTAACTGCTTATCCATCTTGTTATTGAAGTTATTTTCCCACAAGCTTGGATTTTTAGCTTTGCATCTGTTGTTTTCTTTGCAGATGTCTTTGATTTTAGAGATTACTTTGTCAGTAAATTGTTTAAAATCTTCATCCTGTACGACAGTTCTGTCAATAGACCTTAAATAGTCTATAATTGCTTTTTCAAGCTTGTTTTTGGCGGAATAATCCGACGCGTAATAAGCTAAATACATACTCTAATTATTTTGTTTTTGTTTGTTCCCAGGAGCGGAATCGAACCGCTCCATAAAACCGTTTGGGATTAGTATTCTGTGATATTATATTTTCTTTTAACCCATCTTTTTATCCATCTTCTAGGCTTTCCCAGTTGTTGAAATCGTTCAACATCGATTCGAATAGTTTTTAAAAGTTCTGGATTAATTGCTTTAGCCGTTTTCCGTAGTTCTTCATCTGTAGGCTTTGAAGTTGTATCGAAAAAAGAAGCCTTTAAAGTGTTTAGATCATAGTCTTCATAATTCCCGATTAACCTGTTTAAATCATTTGATTGCATTGACTCTATTTTTAAAATTGTTTTACTATTTATGAAGTTCCAAATCTTCGTTTTCTACATTTTGAAGATTTTTGGCTTCAAACTTTTCATTAAATGTTTTGGTTATAAAATCCAATTCAGCTTCAAAAACAAAAGGCGAACGCAGCTTCAGGAACCGATGCCATTCTTCGTTGACAAATGCGTATCGATTGATGTCTAAATACATAAAATCGGTCTGTCTTCCGTGGAATTGTTCCATTGCCTTATAGCTGGCAAATTCCTTTGTTTTTAGCTCGGTTCCGCCTTCGTAATACTCCAGCTTGAAAGCTTCGGCATTGTCGATGTTTATTCTTTTCTTAAATTTTTTCATACTATTCTTAAATTACATCTAGATACATTAGTGGAATTGCATAGAGCCATTCAATAGAATATCCGCGACCATCATCAATTAAATACCACTCACCAAAAGGCTCTGTGGACATTTCAAAAGAAACTATTCGAACTTTCATTCCAGGAATTACATCACCACCACCTAATCCAATGCGGAACAATTGTTCCACAGAACAGTTAACGATCGCTTCTTTTCCTATTATTCTCTTGAATGCTTTTTTCATTTTATTTTGTTTGTTCCCTGGAGCGGAATCGAACCGCTCCTAAAACCATTAGGGAGAAAGCTTATAATTGTGAGTTATAAGCGGATTAGCTTATTTTTCAAATTTGCCATCAACGACAGCATAGATGATAACGCCTAGGAAAACGCCTACTACAAAGCCAATTGCACCGATGCCTATTATTAGTGTGTCCATTATGCTGCGTCTTCTGTGTTTGGTTCTACTGGTGTTTCGGCTTCTTCAATCGGGAACAAACTTTCGATATCTGTACCTTCAGGAAATTCAGC